TTCGGCAACTGTTCACTTCCCTATTTGGCACCAAGAAATAGAAGATATTATAGTTTTAAAAAATAATAAAGGTACGGAAGATAACAGAGTTAGAAAATTAGATTATTCTATACAATTATCTAAATTATTTTATGAAAGATTTATTAATGAAGAAGAAATAACATTATTCTCACCACACGAAGTACCTGAACTTTATGAGGTATGGGGAACACCAAAATTTGATGATATGTATTTAAAAACAGAAAGAAAAACAAGTATACATAAAAGAAAAATATCAGCACAAAAATTATTCTTTGACATATTAAAAGAAAGAGCAGAAACAGGCAGAATTTATATTATGAATATAGACCATTGTAATACTCACTCATCATTTAAAGATATAGTGACTATGAGTAACCTATGCCAAGAGATCACACTTCCAACCACTCCTATCCAACATATAGATGGTCCAGGAGAGATTGCACTATGTATTCTATCAGCAATCAATGTAGGTAAGATCAACGATCCAGATGATCTGGAAGAACTATGCGATCTTACAGTAAGAGCATTAGAAGAAATGATAGATCATCAAAAATATCCAGTAAAGGCCGCTGAAATATCTACCAAACAAAGACGATCATTAGGTGTTGGTTATATTGGCCTTGCACATTATCTAGCAAAAACTGGACACAAATATGAAGACAAAGGTGCTTGGAGAGAAGTAGATAAATTAACAGAGGCTTTTCAATTTTACTTATTACAAGCAAGTAATGAACTTGCAAAAGAAAAAGGTAAGTGTGAATTATTTCATAGAACAAAATACGCAGATGGAATATTACCAATAGATACTTACAAAAAAGAAGTTGATGAAATTGTAAATCGTAAACTATCAATGAAATGGGACAAATTACGAGCAGATATTAAAGAATTTGGGCTGCGACATAGTACATTATCAGCCCAAATGCCTTCCGAGTCTTCTAGTGTGGTTTCAAATGCTACAAACGGCATTGAACCACCTAGAGACCACTTATCAATTAAGAAGTCTAAAAAAGGTACATTAAAACAAATAGTACCTGAATATAATAAATTAAAGAATTTTTATACGTTATTATGGGATATGCCTAGTAATGAAGGATATATAAACATTGTCGCAGTAATGCAAAAGTACTTTGACCAAGCTATATCAGGTAACTGGTCTTATAATCCAGATCATTTTGAAGATAATCAAGTACCTGTTTCAGTAATGGTAGAAGATTTATTAAATACATATAAGTATGGTTGGAAAACATCATACTACCAAAACACATACGATAGTAAAAGAGATATAGAAGAACCTAAACACTCTATAGATTACGATACACCTATCACACCTGAAGAACCTAAAGAGGAAACCAAAGAGGAAGATTGTGATAGTTGCAATATTTAATATAATAAATAAATTTTATGAGTAAAACAGTTTTTAATAAAACAAAAGGAATAGATACAACAAAACAGTTAATGTTTTTTGGACCCGATTTGTCTGTACAAAGATATGATAATATGAAATATCCTATATTTGACAAGTTATGCCAACAACAACTTGGTTATTTTTGGAGACCTGAAGAAATATCTTTACAGAAAGATAGAAATGATTACTTGGATTTATCTGAAGGACAAAAGTTTATATTTACATCTAATTTAAAGTATCAAACTATGTTAGATAGTGTACAAGGTAGAGGACCTTGTCTAGCATTTTTACCTTTAGTATCAATACCAGAATTAGAAAGTTGTATAATTACTTGGGATTTCATGGAAACAATACACTCACGATCTTATACATACATCATTAAAAATTTATATTCAAATCCAAGTGAAGTATTTGATACGATAATAGAAAACAAGAAAATAGAAGAACGAGCAGCTAATGTCACTAAAACCTATGATGAATTAATTGATATGGGTCATAGATGGCATTTGAATCCAGATAAAGTTGATATGTATGAATTAAAGAAAAGATTATATCTGGCTATGATTTCGGTAAATATACTAGAGGGTTTAAGATTTTATGTATCATTTGCTTGCAGTTTTGCATTTGGTGAACTTAAAAAATTAGAAGGTTCTGCTAAAATTATATCCTTTATTGCAAGGGATGAAAGTCAACACTTAGCAATGTCACAAAAAATTATTAACAATTGGACAGATTACGAGAACGATAAAGAAATGTTAAAAGTAATCAAAGATTGTGATAAAGAAGTTTATAAAATGTACGATGACGCAGTACATGATGAGAAACGTTGGGCAACATACCTATTCAGTAAAGGGTCTATGATTGGTTTATCAGAAAAGTTATTACACCAATTTATAGAATACATGGCTAATAGACGTATGAAAGCTATAGGTTTAATTCCTTCTTACGATCAAAAACAAAACTCACTACCGTGGGTTGAACATTGGTTAAACAGTAGATCAAATCAAAATGCACCACAAGAAACTGAAATTGAATCTTATGTAGTTGGTGGAATAAAACAAGACGTTACCAAAAATCAATTTAAAAAATTTAAGTTATAATGGAAAGAGTTTCAAAACATTGTTCTAATTGTCAGACTAAATATACCGTAGAATGGGATGAGGAGAAAAACGATTTAGCAGCTCTTACTTGTCCTTTCTGTGGATATGAGGTTGAACAGGAAGACAATGATATACCAGAAGAAGCAGAACACGAAAGTTGGGATTGATTACTCTTTAACGAGTCCAGCTGTTTGTATAAATGATGGTAAATTAAATTTTTATTATCTGACCACCAAAAAGAAATGGCAAGGTCAACAAAGTGAGAATATAATTGGTTATGAACATAAAGCATGGACTGATCCTATTGAAAGATTCAAAAATATATCAGATTTTGTATTTGATATACTCACTCCCATACATACTCCTACAGTTATCTATATTGAAGGCTACTCGTTTGGTTCTAAAGGTCAAGGTATTTTTCAAATTGCTGAAAATTGTGGAATCCTCAAATTTAGATTACAAGACAAAGGCTATAGTTACGATACAGTTGTACCGAGCGTTGTTAAGAAAGGCGCAACAGGAAAGGGAAACGCAGACAAAGATATGATGTATGAATCCTTTCTAAAAGAAACCAAAATAGATTTAAAACAAATATTAGACACTGAAAAGTGTGGTAACCCTTTATCTGATATTGTAGATAGTTATTATATACAAAAGGTTGGCCATGAAAATAAAAGTCGTTAGTACATGGAACAATTATCTCTACAAACAATATGCCCGAAGATTCAAAAAAACGTATAAGTGGCCATTTGAATTAGAAATATACAATGAAGATATTGATATGTATGATAAAATACCAGAACTTAAAAAATTTGTAGACAGAAACAAAGTAAGTATGCCTGTAAGTTTTCTTAAAGACGCAGTAAGATTTTCTTATAAAGTATATGCATATACACAATCAATTTTAGAAAGTAAAGATTACGATAGCATTATGTATATAGACGCCGATAGTGTGTTCTATAAAAAGATTGATGTAAATTGGATTAAAAAACATTTACATAGAGACGAGTGTATGTTAACTTATCTTAACAGACCAACTTATAGTGAGTGTGGTTTTATATATTTTAATATGAAACATGCTTTTATAAAACAGTTTGCTTCAGATATGAGAAAGATGTATGATAAAGATTTACTTTTTAAAGAAGAACAACAACATGATTCATGGATATTTGATGTAGTTAGAAAGAGATTTGAGGACAAATACGGTGTAATTAACCACGATATTGGCGACGGAAGAGTAGGTCATGTTCAAGCTAGATCAATTTTAGGTAAAGTATATGACCATACTAAAGGAATAAGAAAGATAAAAGGTAAAAGTAAAGAATCTAGATTATGATTAATATTGTACCAACTCCTTGTAATGTTTTTATAGGATATGATTATGGTGAGCCAATAGCATACCACATATTATCTGAAAGTATTAGATCACATGCTAGTGGACCTGTAAGTATAACTCCATTAAGTTTAAATAATTTACCAGAATTTAAAAGAGCAAAAGAATCCAATCAATCAACAGACTTTGCATTTAGCAGATTTTTAGTACCTTATCTATCAAAATATAAGGGCTGGTCAATCTATATGGATTGTGATATGATGTTTAGATCAGATATTTACGATTTATATGGTCATGCTACATACAAATATTCTGTTATGTGTTGTAAACATGATTATATACCTAAACAAGATGTAAAATTTAGAGCTGCAAAAAATCTAACATTTACTAAAAAGAACTGGTCTAGTGTAATGTTATTTCATAATTCACAATGTACAGCACTAACACCTGAATATGTTAACAAGGCAAGTGGTTTAGAACTACACCAATTCAAATGGTTAGAAAGAGAACATATGATAGGTGATATACCTTTAGAGTGGAATTGGTTAGTAAATGAATATAATTATAATTCAGACGCAAAAAATGTCCATTGGACATTAGGTGGTCCTTGGTATAAAGATTATGAGAATCAAGATTATGCAGATGAATGGTTTCATTTATACGATCAAACAGTAAAGGTTAGATTATGATTATAGGTATCAAAGGTGCATTTAACACCAAGGCTGGTTTTGTTTTCCCTACGCATAAAGATTTTAAACTTATAGAATATAAAGATAGAGATAAACATAAAGCAGACGCATATATTCAATCAAATATATTAGGTAGAATGAAGATAATAAACTCTGATATGTACAGATATATTTTAGAACAAAAGAAACCTATATTAGTTGTAGAACAGGCAACCTTTAGACAGAATTTAAATATAGATAAACCAGATTATTATTATAGAGTAGGTAGAGATTGTTATACTTACAATAAAGGTCATTTTAATAATAAGAATTGTAAACCAGGTAGATGGTTGAAGATACAGAAAGAACAAAACATTGAGATAAAACCTTGGAAGAAAAATGGTGATTATATTTTATTACTATTACAAAATCCTATGGACACCAGTTTAAATGATCTAGTAAGTAGAAATAGTGACTATGATAATTGGGTAAAAGATATTATAATAAAAATTTCAAAATATACTGCTGAAGACATTATGGTTAGATTACACCCTAGATTTCCTTTAAGATATAACCTACGATCTTTATTAAATTTAAAAGTAAGAAACAATATAATTTTTAGTAAACATGTTGGTGATGATTTTAATAAATCTAGTAGTAAAGACTTATATAAAGACCTAGATCATGCTAGAGTTGCAATATCATATTCAAGTAATGCATTAGTAGAAACAGTTTGTGCTGGTATACCTACTATCACATTATCAAAAACATCACATGCTTGGCCAGTGTCTTTTCATAATATAGATGTGTTAGAGGAAACAGTAATGCCAGAGAAAGATAGAACACAATGGTTATATGACATGGCCTATACACAATGGAAAATGAGTGAGATAAATAGTGGCGAGGTACATAAAAGGTTATTATGATTTTTACACATAAAATGGATAAAATTGATTGTTTATCCCACGAAATTTGGCCTGCTTTGGAAAAGGGCTGGCCAGCAACAAGTTTAGACCAACATTTTTTTTGGGGTTTAGGTGGCGATAACGTATCAAAGATTGAACAACTTGAAAAACATGGACAAGAGTGGTACTATGTTGATGTTGGTTATTTAACTCAACCAATTACAAGATACCCTATCCCTAAAATACACGATTACGATAAAACTTACTTTAGAATTGTAAAAGGTAAAATACACACATTAGAAGGATCAAAAAAAGGTGGTGGTAATAGATTAAAAGAATTAGAAAAAAAAGGTCTACCATCTAAATTTGAAAATTGGAAAGGTGGTGAAGGAGACCATATACTAATATGTCCTTCCTCTGAAACGGTAACGTACAAACATAATAATCTGAATCAAGCAGGTTGGGTAGATAGAGCAATTTCACAAATAAAAAAATTAACAAATAGAGATATAAGAATTAGATATAAACCTAGACCTGGTAATGAGTGGTGGGGAAAAGATATAAAAGAAGATTTAGATGATTGCCATTGTTTAATTACCAATATGAGTTTATCAGCTATTGACTCAATATTAGAAGGTGTGCCTGTTGTGTGTGATGGTAGAAACGTTGCATGGCCAGTATCTACAAGATTTATTCAATTTATAAATGATCCATTAAAACCTACAAAAGCTAATGTAAATGAGTGGATGAAATTATTGGCAAACAACCAATTTACAATAGAAGAAATGAAAAATGGAACTGCCTATAAAGTTTTATCTAAACAACCAAATAAGGTATTTACAGTATGAAAAATATAATGTTAGTAAGTGGTTGTAGTTGGTCAGCTAATGATTTAATTTCTACTTTTCATCCTGAATTGGAATGTAATTGGCCTAAATGGCCAGAACTAGTTGCTAAGGAATTGAATATGGATTTAGTTAACTTGTCAGCTTCAGGTGCAGGTAATGAAAAAATTTATAGTAGTATATCAGATTACTTAACTAATTTTAGTACAAGAGTAGGTTTAGTAGTGGCTGCCTGGTCACAAGGTCATAGACGTGATTGGTCAGAAACCATTCACAAGAAACAGGTATGGAGAAATGATTGGTTTGACATAAAAGGTGATCTTGATTATCATGTTTTAAAATCTATAAGATTACAATTTGCATATCAAAATTTATGTAGACATCTTAATGTACCGTATGTACAATTTCAAATGATCTCCTTATGGAGATCACACATAAAACAAAAATATCAAGGTAAAATTGATGATAAACTTTTAAATGCAAAAGCAGATTACTTTAAAGCTTTAATACAATCAACAGGTTATTATAATAGAATGAATAACAACTTTCTAGGTTGGCCTGGTGATGTAATTACTAACAAGTATTATGACCAAGAAAAATCATGGACATTGCGTTATTGTTTAGATATTAAACATAGAATATCTGATTTAGATAGACACCCTAACAAAATAGGTCAAGAGAAATTAGCAGAGGAGTTTTTAAAGAGATATAAAAAATTTAAAGATGGTTAATATAGTATGTGTATATTGGGGAAACAAATATAGTATAGACTATGTAAACAAACTATACAGTATGGTAAAAAGGAACCTTTCTATGCCATTTAAGTTTATTTGTTATACGAACCACCCTTCACTAAAAATAATTGACGATATAGAGACAAGAAAATTACCATTTAACCAATATGATGGTTGGTGGAATAAATTAACTCTCTTTAGCCATGAGGCCGACCTACAAGGTAATTGTTTATACTTTGATTTAGATGTAGTGATATTAGATAACATAGACGATATGGCATTATTTGGTAAAGACGATACCTTTGGTATCATAAACGATTTTAATCCTAACAGTAAAGCTTTCAATTCAAGTATAATGAAATTCAATAATATCACAGCTGAACATATATGGAAATCATTTAAGAACGATGAAACCAGTATGAGTAGAAACCAAGGCGATCAACAGGTGATTAGCTTAATTATGCACGAATCACCACATTTAAAAATTATGCCAGACGATTGGACTTTCTCATACAAGTGGTACGATAGAGAGGCCCCCAGAATAGAGAAATCGCAGTGGACATTTGACCAGAAACCGAATGCCAAAGTATGTGTGTTTCATGGCCAACCAAACCCACACGAATCAACGAAGAAATGGGTACAAGATAACTGGAAATAGAACAAAACCAGAACAAATACAAGTAAATACTAGTAAAAAAAGTAAAAAAAGTGCTTGACTTTCTCGCCAGGACTGATAGGATAGTAGTATGAATTTCACAATAAAGGCGACCGGAAACTTTGGGCTTTCTAGAAATGTTTTAGTTTTCCCTTTATGTGGTTTTCAGAGTAAAAACAACGAAAGGAACGAAAGCCCACTTAAAAAAACTAGTTGCCAAACGTCAAATAGTATGATAGGATTAACCAATAATAACAAAGGATACACTAATGAGTAAAGTAAAACAATGGGCTACAGACACAGCAGAAAGCAATGTAGATAAAATACTTGCAAAATTCAAAGCTGGTGTTTACAATTCAACAGTTGCAAAAAATTTAATATTAAATGCAGGAAATATCAATTTAATCGGTATTGATGAATATAATATTGATGAAGTTATAGACGATTTTAAAAATGACACTAACATATTTTGTTATGTTGACGCAATTTCAGGAAAAGTAATTGCAGATTACACTAAAAACGGAGGTACTAAAATTGAATACTAAACCAGATAAATTTGTTAATAGCGATCCAGCTATATTTGTTGAAGGGAAATCTTTAAGTGATGTTGTTAACGGTACAACTTTTAACGTATGTTATTTAAGAGAATATATGGATTCAGAACAAGAAGGTGATTATTTCTATGCATATGAAACTGTATATAGAAATGTACCTAATAAGTTTAAGAAATACTTTAATGATAATATGAAATTAAAGATTGTTAAATTTTTAGATTGGAATTATAAAGAAACAGCTTCTAATTTTGCTAAAACAACTAAAGTACAGTTGATTAGTCAAAAGAAATATTACCAAACATATGAAGATGTATTTGGTGAAACAGCTAGAGGTAATAAAGATTTATTTAATGATTATGGTCAAGCATATGCCAGACAATCATTAAGAAAGGATTATAATCCTAAACTTACTAAAAGTAAGATCAAAAATACAAAATATGCATGGAGAAAGGTACAATAATGAGTAAACATGATATAACAGACCAATTTATTGGTCAAGACGATATAGGTAAAAACCTATACAGAAAAAAAACTTACTATACATTATGCATAGAGCAAGATGTATTAGCGAAAAACCAAGATGAGGCAGATACATTGCTTTCAGACGCAGGTATTAACTATTCAAACATAGGTAAAGACTTAGCAGAAGAAAAAGGCGGTGTTGAAACACATATGGTAGACGCCAACTATACAGATTCAGCTAAAACTGAATATGTTGCTAAAGTAGTTTATGACGATTATGATGGTTTAGAAAATGCCAAAGAAAATGGCGATGTTGAACTAGACACATATGCTTTAGAAACCGATGTCATTAATGACAAAGGCGAAGTTGTTGAAAAAGAAAAAGAAATGGATCCATTAGGCGATTTAGAAAAAGTTGTTTATGGAACTAAAGAAGAATCTGATGTTGATGTTTCAAATAATTTAGAAGCAGAAAGTCAGTTAGGTAAATAGTGAAAACTGTAAACGTTGAACTAAAAAAGACAACTGTATTAGAGGCATATAATCAAGTGAAACTATTGAGTGATTTGGATTTTCCTAATTTTCAAAAAGGTGAACCACTTCATAATTTAATTATGGAAATTAAAAGAGATATAAAAAAACAAAATAAACAACCACCTGTTTGGTTACAATTTTTAGAGTTTTGGCCAATGACAATAGTTGTGCCAACGATGTTAATTCTAATATTGACAGCGAATATTTGGCAATGGTAAAGAAAGAGGATATGAAATATAACGAAGATAAAATTATAAAAGAAATAACAGATTACATTAAATCAACATATGGTCAACATTATGTATCTAACGCTACAGGTGACGAAGGTTTTCAGGTACAAGATTTGTTAAGATCAGTAGGTATTGATAAAGATTTTTGCCAAGCAAATGCCATTAAATATCTTGCTAGATTTGGTAAGAAAAATGGTAGAAATAGAAAAGATTTATTAAAAGCTATACATTATGTAATATTATTAATGAGTAGTGAAGACGCAACAGCACCAACTGTTTCATATGACAAGGGGGCCTTATAATGGCAACAAGTCACGATTTAGATAGACCACTTGCAGACCTAAAAGAGATTAAGAAGAGTCTACCAGAGAATATAGTATTTAAACCAACACATAAGCTGATTGATGAGAAGATAGGCGAATATCAAAAAGACATTGAGGCAGTTGAAGAATATATTAGACAAAATGTTGATGGCGAACTAACTGATTTTTAATAAGAGTAAAATATGAAAGCGAAAAAACAAATGAAGTGTTGTATATGCGAAATAGAAATTGATAATGGTATGGATTACCATAATCCAACACCACTTGGAAAAGATGTATGTTGTACCTATTGTAATATAACTAAAGTGTTACCGGCAAGACTTAAAAATCTTGGAAATAGACTAGATAAAGTGCAACCACAAGTTGCGAAACAGCTAGTATTACCTTTTGGAGAGGGGGTACTCTAGTATGCAGACAGCGAGAAAAAGCGTTCCTGGCGCATCCTGGCGCTTTCCAGGAGTGAAAAAACAAGTAAACAAAGGGTTTCCTGTAGGGTTGCCATTTATAAGGGTTTATGATAGCCTAATGAGAATAAACAATATAACGGAAGGATTACAATGAGTTTTAGATACGATAAAGAGAATTTATACAAAGAATTTGCAGACGCAAAGAAAAAAGATGTTGCTTTGTCCAAATTAAAAGACCAAGACGCCAAAGAAAACGATTATTTCACAAATAGAGTTAAATTTTGTGTAGATCATAAAGAACTAAAAATATCAAAACCACATTATTATGAACATGTTAATGTTAACTTTGATAATTTAGAGATAGCTTATAGATCAACAAATCCTAGAGACCATTTTTATAAAACGGTTTTTGGAATGACTTATGCAGAAAAAATGGGACAAGAAAAAAGAGAACATGAAGCTACAGACCTTGGAGAATCTAAATCAGGATTGACAACTACGAAGAAAAAAGAAGAAATTCAAAGAGAGTGGTACTAGTGAAAAGAAAAAGAAATAAATTAGAAAGAAAATTAGATGAGTATAATCACATAATGGAATTAATTAGAACTATACTTCCAATTGTGTTGTTAATAATGCAAACCATAATTTTAATAAAAGTGTTTAACTAATTATATGAGAACAAATATAATAACTAACAAAGGAGAGAGCATGAGAACAATGATGATGTTAATGACCATAATTGGTTTAATGACAGCAACTATGGCAAAAAGTGATGAGAACACTAAAGTGACACTAAAAGAATTTGGTAAGTCAGTTTCAGAGGTTCCAATGAAGATTGGTAATCACTTGTCTATGGAAATTGAAAAAACTAAAAAGTTCCAAAAAGAAAATTGGGCTAAGGGTAAAATTCAATTAGCTAAAACAATAGACCAAATAAAAGGATTGTTTAATATAAAACAGTAATGATTAGAAATATACTAATATTATTAATCGGTTTAGCACTTACAAATTGTGCTTCTACAAATAGATCACAAGTAGGAGCAGTTTTAGGTGCTACAACAACCACTGGTGCATGTCTTGAAATGGGAGTAAGTGATCCCTATGTTGTCGCTGGTTGTACTTTAGTTGGTGCATTTGCCGGTGCAGAAATTATGTATAATTCAGACTACGATGTACACAATGCTGTATTCGTAGATCATTTAAACAATGGTATTAATGGTTCTTCATATACTAATTGGTATAATAGTAAAACAGGAAATTCAGGCATAATTAAAATTACACGATCTTATATGGAAGGACCGTTTAAGTGTAAAGAATATGACGCTACAGTAGACATAACAAATAGATGGCCATTAATTGGTATAGGCGGTGTTAATAGAGAAGTTATATTTGGTACTGCTTGTCAATTACCAGATGGACGTTGGGTGGAGTTAAAACAATGATACATAAAGTAAGTGAACTATGTAAAAAGATTAATGGTATAAAAGCCATTAGTGATAGATTATATAAAATAAAATATAATAAAACAAAGTCACCAGAGCGTGACGCTGAAGTTGACAATATGATAGTAGATATACAATCACAATGTAAACTTGTAGCAAGTGATAAAGGAAATTATGGCGAATAATACAACAATACAAAATCTTAAAAAAAGAAAAGATGAAATAAAGGACGAAATGGAATTTTCAGGTGAAACAAATACTTTAAATGACGAACTTTATGAAATTAATGATACATTAACAAAGTTAGGATCAAATGACGAAACAACTAGACATATTAGCTAAGTGTGTAATAATAGCAATGTTAGTTTGGTTAACTATATCAGTTAACAAAATAAACAAAAAAGTATTTCCAGATCCAAATATAATGATTCCTTTAGTACAAAAATTAGATTGGAGCAGAAATTAATAAAAAATGATAGAAATATTTGAAATATTTTGGTCAGCACCTATAGAATTAAGAACTATAATCCTTGCAGGTATAGTTATGGGTGGTTATTTTATGTACAAGGAGAGAAATGAATAAAAAAGATTTTTTAATGGCCACAATTATTACCTTTTCTATATTGATGTTAATGGATGTTGCAAAATCAGATGTTGAAGGAGTGACAGCTGATTTAACAGGCAATGTTTTACCAATATCAGAGGTAAAATTAATATCATCTACAGAAGTATCATCTACAGTAGAAAAAACTATTGAAGTATTAGAGAAGATTGAACAAGTTGAAAAAGAAAAAGGTAAGGTTTATTACGATAAGATCACGACAATTGAACCAAAAAATGCCGCCGATCAATATTGTTATGTAAAAATTATTATCAAGCAACAAGGCAATAATATAATAAAAGAAGAAACCCTTGAATGTGCTGATGGTAGGAAGAAAGTAGACGGTCCTAGTTATTGGGAACTGTTTGCTCAGTTTTACTATAGAGACGTTGCAACACCAGAGTATTGCCGTTGGTATAGTAGAAAAAATCATGTTTTTAAGTCGTTCGGAAAAACATGTTTAAATAAGGACGGTGAATGGAAGGTAAAACAATGATTAAAAACTTAATCATTTTATCTCTCTTATTCGTAGTAATCACTGGAATTTCAGCTGGTGAGTTTTTGGACTATGTACAAATGGGACTTGACAAATTAGGCGAAATGGTGTATTCTATTAAGAGTGAGGTAAATTAAAATATATGATGAAAAGTAAAATGAAGATATTACTAGTAGGAATTATGTCAGTATTGCTGACCAATTGTGCTGGTAACTATAAGATAAAATCAGAAAAAGGCAAAGTGTTAAATCAAGTACCAAAATGGTACATGGCCGATTTTTCTGAATCAAAAGCATGTGACACGCCAAGATTTGGTAAAGAAAAAGATAAAATGTGTATCTTTGGAGTTGGTACTGCTGTATCGCCAGACCTTAATCTAGCAATAGAAAAAGGTATGATGATTGCAAAAGCAGAGTTAGCCGACATTATCAAAGGCGAAATGAATAAGTCTAGCAAACAATTCATAACTGAACTAGGAAAGAATAATAACAAGACAACTGTATCAGAGGTTGAGTCTACAATAGTAAACTTAATTAAAGAAACACCAGTTAGAGGTTATGAAATCTTTGCTAAAGATGTCACAATGACTAAAAATGGATATTACAGAGCTTGGATTGGCTTAAGATTGCCAATGGGTGAATACAATAAAATGTATAATTTCACTATTTCAGAAGCTGTAGATTCTTATAACGTTAAGATGAAAGCAGACGTAGCTTACGAAAACTTAATGAAAGAATCCAATGAAGATAGTAATATACAGTAAAAACAATTGTCACTTTTGTACCAAGGCCAAAGAACTTTTAACTAAGCTTGGCCTTGAATACACAGAAAAAAAGATGGAAGATTTTTCGTCTGTTGACGCTATGTTAAAGGACATTGGTAAAAAAGTAAAATCAATGCCACAGGTGAAGATAGACGAGCAATTAATTGGTGGTTATAACCAACTGTTAGAGTATTTTGTAGAAGAAGGTAAGATAAATTTCAAAGGTGATATACTGAACGACCTATAAAAGCGTGGGAAGAATTGACAGTTAAATATACATTTTATAAAATATGAGCGATGACGATATTAAAAACATTATTCAATTTCCTACAGATAAAATTGTAAGGCGTGTAGGTAAAGATCAACAAAGTAAAAAAATTCAAAACAAACTTAACGATCAATTAAAGAAACAGCAAACAAAACAATATATTGAATCTGCTGTAGATGATATAGTTATGAAATTAATAAACAGTTTTCTAGATATGGCCATAAAAACAGATAAGATAACATTTACAAAAGACTTGGCTATGGTGGTAGACACATTAAGAGGTTTAATCTACAGAGATTTTGGAATGAAACATACCTCTCACTCTTTAACAGACAAATTGGTAGATATAAAACAATTAAAGAATGGTCATAGATCAGCTAAAATTGATTATAGTAGGGTAGTAGAAGCAAAACCGGCAACACCAACTAGACCATTTAGTAAAGATATAAAAGAAGAAGTTGATGACCTATCAAATGGTGCCAACCAATTTTTTACAGATGAAACAGATAATGATAAAGATTAACGGAATTCCAACTGGAATCGCCTTTGCAGGTTGTAAAATAGTTAATAATAAAAAAGGAGACTTAAACAATGTTTAAATCTATAAAGAAAGCTTTAGGTAGAGTCGGAAGACCTACTATGAGCAAAACTCAAAAGGTATTAAATCTTTTGAATAGAGGTGACTCTGTATCTTGGAAAATTTTAAGAAACAGATTTGACCTTCAATCGCCAAGAGCGATGATTGATAAATTAAGATCACAAGGCAATATGGTCTATATCAATAAGTCAGTAAAAGGTACTTCTTACAGAGTAGGTACACCAACAAAAGCTATTATAGCTGCTGGTATACAAGAAATGTATGGTACGCCTTTCGCTTACAAAAACTAATATACATAATAGTATATAAAATGGTGGCGAGAAATCGCCACTATTCAACTTAAACGGAGATTTATGTCAACTAAAGTACAATTACAAAAACAAATAGAAACATTAGAAGATACAAACAAATGGTTTAAGAAACAAATTGAACCACACGATTGTGGTTGGATGCTTACAACCATTGATGGTATAAAGTATAGAATAAAAATATTAAAGGGAAGATTAAGAGCAAAATTAAAAGGTAAATTGGTTAAAGAAAAACATTGGAGTGAATATCTATAATGATACTAGTGGATTTAAATCAAGTATTAATATCTAACTTAATGGTTCAGACTAGAGGTAAGCCAGAAGTTAAACCTAATTTAGATATGGTGAGACAGATGGTTTTAAATTCATTGAGAGGTTTTAATATAAAATTTAGAGACGAGTATGGTAAAATGATATTATGTTCAGACGCTCCCAATCCTTGGCGTAGAGAAATATTTCCACTTTATAAACATAGTAGACGAAAAGGTAGAGTAGATTCAGATACAGATTGGGACAATATATTTGATATAATGTTGACTATTAAGAATGAACTAATAGAAAACTTTCCATATATTGTTATGCATGTTGCCAAAGCAGAGGCAGATGATATTATTGCTTGTCTTATAAAATTGAGAGAAGAAGATAAGTATTTGATAGTATCTGGTGACAAAGATTTTATCCAACTACACCATTATGGAGACGTTTACCAATTCAGTCCAATATTAAAAGGTTTTATTGGTGCAAACGAAGACCCTATACAATTCTTACATGAACAGATTATTAAGGGTGATAGATCAGACGGTGTACCAAACGTATTGAGTGCCGATGATATATTTTTAGATAAGGGAGTTAGGCAGAGACCTATTAATAAGAAAAGATTGGCTGAATTTACTGATATAGAAACATCATTAGACACAGAACCATCAATTAAGAAAAACTACCAACGGAATAAGAGACTAATTGACTTGTCTCAAATACCAGAACACATAGAAAAAAGTATTATAAATACTTACAAGAATTATAAAGCTAAAGACAGGTCGCTCCTGTTAGATTACTTTATGAAAAATAAAATGAAGACATTGATTGAACAAGTTAATGACTTTTAACATATATATGGAGAATAAATTATGGCAATAGCAAAAATAAATCCATCATTAGCGGCGTCATCTAGAACAGCAGGTTCAGGAGAACCTACTGTACATGAGGTTTTTACGGAAATTAACAATGCTAAAGATAAACCAAAAAAGATAGCAATCTTAAAACAACACAACAACCAAGCAATGAGAGCCTTGCTTAAGGCTGCATTTGATCCTAAAATAGAGTTTGATTTACCAAAAGGAAGACCTCCTTACATAGCAAATGAAGCTCCAGCAGGAACAGAACATACAAGTCTATTTTTCGCAAGTAAGAAACTATGGCACTTTGTTAAAGGTGCTGATCCAGAAACCAATAGAGTACATAAAGAAAAGATGTTCCTTGGTTTATTAGAATCTTTACACGAAAAGGACGCTGAGCTTATGATTGGTATCAAAGACAAGAACATCAACAACATGTATAAAGGATTAACGGCTCAAATGGTCAAAGAGGCTTTTAACTGGTCGGATGAATTTGTACAACAGACAAAAAAGTCGATTCTTAACGAATTATTGACTTAAATCCTCACTTTTTAAGGGTGCGACATACCGTACCCTTAAAAAACCCTTATTTTACACGCTTTTTAAATATATTTTTCGCTTGACTATTATAGCGGTTTGGTATATAATAAATATATAAAAAGAAAGGTATATTATATTATGAAAAAGTTTTTAGCGACAATATTGATAATCTGTAGCACATTATGGTTCGGTTTATCAAGTATAGCAAAGGCAGATGACTACACTAACGCAGTTATTGGCCATGTTATATCAGAAACTATTAAAAACAGTGACATTGACAACAAGGCTATCCTAGAAAGTGAACTAGAAAGACTTGGACACCTTTATGCTTTGGAAATGATTTCAGTTATACAGAAACATTTGCCATACATTTTAGATTCTGTAATGACAGAATTAAGATTAAAGGCTGACCACGAGTATAAGTGTAAATTATTGGAAGATACTAAAGCGCTTGATAAAGATTGTATATAATGATTAACTTAAACAGAGGAAAAGAGTTGTATGTTAAGAAAATCAGTAAAGTCAAAGATCACCAAAACTAAAAGGATCATTCAGATAGACCTTAAAAATCAAAGAAGAAAATATAAAACAACTTACAATGATATTAAGAAATATTTTATTATGCTTAATGAACTAATTTTTGACAACAAGTTATCTCCGTTTAACAAGGTAATGATTAAACAGATCAGAGATCACGAAAGAAAAGAAAAAATATACGGTCAAGTATTAACTTATGATTGGGCTAGACGTGGAACTAGAGAATATCAACTCCATATGAGACCTTACTACACTAATAAAAAAGAATTTGCATGTACTTTGGCACACGAAATGGTACATTTATATCAGATGGTCAACGAAGGCGATACTGGTAACCATAACGCCTTGTTTTATAGTTACCGAACAAAATTAAATAGAATAGGATTGGATTTATAATGAGTGAAATGACGAGAAGGAAAGTGAAAGAACTTGACCCTTACCTGAAAGGCAGAGTAGGTGAGGCGTTGATACAATTAGAACAATTGAAGAAACCATCAAATCTACCAGGTACAACAAAAACTTATTACACTGGTAATTGGGCTAAAGACGTGTATGATAATTTTACAGATAAACAGGCAGCTGTTATATTTACTAAAGTTGCAAAAATGAAAGAAGGATTATCTTTATATCAATCCAAATTAGAATCATTTACAGATGAAGAAGGAAAAGAATGGGTCGGATACGATTACATAGCGAGGAAACTATGAAAACAATAAAGACAATAGGAAGAACTTTAATGTTTGTAGTAATAGTTATAGCTTGTGTATTTACTTTACACTTTTATAAGAAACAAGCAATGGCTGATGTGCCAATACAACCTAATTTTGAATATACAAACAATGAACAATTTTTACAAAATGTGAATCAATGTGTAGATTTTGTTTACTTTTATGACAGGACACTTGAAATGGTGGATTTAGATTTATTATTAGCTCAAGCGGCTCTAGAGTCGGGTTGGGGAAATAGTAGGTTTGCTAGAGTAGGTAAAAACCTATTTGGTATGAGAACCTATGATTTACAAGAACCACATATGTTGCCTTCAAACAGTCCTAAAAAATGGGGAGTTAAGGTATACCAACACGAGTGTGATAGTGTTGCTCACTATATTAAAACTTTAAATAATCATACTTTATATGAAAAATATAGAGAACTATTGGCCACAGGTGCAGATAGTTTACTTTTGGTAGATACGCTTGAAGCATATGCTACTGATAAAGATTATTTTTGGAAAGTTAAAAGTATTATTAAAAAGATAAGAAAAGACTATAGGGACTAATATGTTCTTAATTTTATTAACATTTATAACAGCTATTTCTATATCTGTAATAGCCGCTGGTTATTCTATTGTAGGATTGGCAACTCTATTCGCAGGTGCTGTTGTACCTATTATTGCAATGGGTAGTGCTTTAGAAGTTGGTAAATTAGTGGCCGCTACTTGGCTATATCATAATTGGCGCTCAGATATACCTAGAATTTTAAAAACATATCTGTTTATAGCAATTATAGTATTAGTATTCATAACCTCTATGGGTATCTTTGGTTTCCTATCAAAGGCACACCTAGATCAAGTTAAACCAATATCTGGTAATAATATTAAGATAGAATTATTAGATAAACGAATTAATCAACAAAATTTAATCGTAGTACGAGCAGAAAAACAATTAGAATTATTAGATAAGGCATTAGAAGTCTATATAGACAAAGAATATGTGACTCGTGGACTTAAAGAAAGAAAGGCACAAAAAGAAGAAAGAGACCTTTTAAATGAGGCAATCTATAGTGCAAGTGATGAGATTGCAATTTTAATAACTGAAAAATCAGTTTTAGCATTAGAACAAGATAAGATAGAGGCCGAAGTAGGACCTATTAAATATATTGCTGAATTAATATATGGAGAACAGGCAAAAGACCATTTTGATGAGGCTGTTAGGTGGGTTATAGTAGTATTAATATTTGTATTTGATCCATTAGCAGTATTACTATTGATAGCGGCTAATATATCATTGAAACAAAGATCAATGAAAAAACAACTAACACTATCTGTAAAGAAAGAAAATTTAGAAAGAAAAATAGCCAGATTGATAAGAAATAATAAGTATTTAAAACGTTATAGAAATGTGGTAAAAGACTATGACATGAGTCCAGATGAGATTAGGTTAAAGTTAAACCAAATAGTGAATTTAGATGATAAGAATAAAAATAATTAGTGTAATATTATTGCTCGTGGCATTGAATGGGTGTGGAACCCTACCAGCGTGGATTGGTACAAGTGCAGGTACATATGAAACGTATAAGACAATAACATTTACAAAAACAGGTGTAGACGTGGCTTTAGCGGCTAATGATATGCCTACAACCAACGATGTTGCTTTATCAAAGATAACTGGTTACGATTGTAAAGTAAGTAGAATGTTAGATGAAGGATTACATGCGGTTTGCAAAGAAATAAAATATCAATATCACCCGAGGCTTGACAAAGATAAGTAAATGAGGTATAGTATAATGATGGCACCGATAGATATAGAAAGAATAACTGAAGGAAAATACAAGGTTGAAAGACTTATAAACAATGCTGTTAGAGCTTGTAAAAACTCTACCGAAGATTGGGCTAAGACCTTTTGGCATGGTGTATTTGTTAAGTTGTGTAAAAAATATAACAGAGAAGATTTGTATAATAAAAATTTACATTAATGATTATTAAAATTGCAGTATTATTAAACTCTATTTGTATAATATTGATGTTGTTTATGTTATCAAAACAGTATGCTGATATGAGTACTTTATGGGATACTGTAATGGAAATAGATATTATGTTTAACGATATTATTGATAAAATTAAAAATGAAAGAGAAGGAGTTAAAATACTATGGGTAAAATAATGACGTTTTTATTATTACTTTTTGTAATTGCAGCCTGTTCTGGAAAAGAAATATCATTTGGTAAGAAATGTATGGAAAAAGATGACCATATAGTTTATTCTTACATATGGTTTACTGAAAAAGAACACCCAGCTGATACAGAAACTTGTAAAAAAATAGAGAAAAAGTAAATGCCAGGTAAAGGTAGATTAACAAAATCTACTACATTTAAATGGGATGGTAGAAGTAGAATAACTACCAAAAAATATAAGGATAATTATAATGAAATATTTGGTAGAAAAGGATCAGTTTTAAATACTGATAAAAGTTTTAAAAGTAAAGATTATACAAACAATAAAAAGGAAAGGAAATGATGGATTATTTAAAAGACGCTAAAAAATGGTTACTTGGTGAATTTCACGTACCAAGATATGCTCTTATATTATTAGCAATTATTGTGTTATGGATATAAAACAAAAGAGGCCTTATACACTAGAGGAAGAAAAGATTTTAAGAGAAGGACTATCAGACATTAAGGTAACATACGAAGATTTAGCAGAGGTTGAGATTGAGATTCCTTTTGTTGATTCAAAAATACAAGATAAATTTAATGAAGATAAGAGAGATACAGAAAAAGATCCTTTCAAAGGGACTAGTATTGAGGGAAAAGATTAAAGGAAAGGAGAAAAAAATAAGATGAGTATAAAAGGAAAAGTTAAATGGTTTAATGTAACTAAAGGATATGGTTTCATTGAAAGAGAAGATAAAGAAAAAGATGTTTTTGTACATACTTCAGCAGTTAAAGACGCAGGTTTAGAACTAAATGAAGGTGACGCAATAACTTTTGAAATTACTGAAACCGAAAAAGGTAAATCAGCAATAAATTTACAAAAAAGTTAAAGACATAAAGGAGCTACTTCAGGTGGTAAAAAAAGAAACAAGAGAAAAAATATACGAAAGAAATCCTGATACAGGAGTTATTCGTTGGAGATATACAGATGAGTCGCCAGATAAATTTGGTTGGCCTAATTATGGAAGGATACTAAATGAAAAGAAAAAACAAAAAAATAAATAAGGTTGTATGTGACTCTTGGCCACATCCACATTCATATGAAAGTCTATACGATTGTATAGTATCAGACCAAGTACCAGCTGAAGATATAGCATTTTACTTTGAAGATATGGGATTTAAAAAGTATTACGATAATAGAAAGACAGGCGCTTTACATTCTGATGTAGTGCCAATTGGCACTTTTGGAAAGGCATTATAACATGGAAGCAATAATAAAAAAAATAGGAATATGGCACTCTAAATTATTTAGCAAACTTTCTGAAAAAGCAAAGAACTCAAAGTTTTGGGCAATACTGTTAACATTAGCAATATTATATGAAATAGTAGAACACGTGGTATATCCAATATTAGTACCTTGGTTGTTATATTTAAATTTTTGGGCAGATTAGTAGCATGATATATGAGGTTAGTGATTTATAAAAATATAGGAGAGAATACATTGGTACACGATTTTCCAGCAAGTCAATGGCCAGAAATAGAACAATTTTTAAAAGAAGAAGGAATAATTTGGTATGTCATTAGTTATTAAAGTATTTTATGCTTAGAAACATAACTTTATTCTTAATGTTATTAACAATTACAGTTGTGTTATTAAGTGGTTGTAGTACAAAAAATAAACACTATTGTACAGACGATGGATGTCCAGATTTTTATAAAGAGGAACCTGAACTGACTGCAATGGAGAAATTTTTTGATTGTTTAGGTGACAGTAGCAAGTGTAAAGATATAAAGAATAGTGATAACTGAAAGAATTAAAGAAGCTGGTGATAATCTAAAGATGTTAACAGGAATTGACCGAATACAATATTTAGTAGATAGAGCAAAAGACGTAGAGGCATTACCAGAAGTTGTTAAGACAGAAGAAAATAGAATACATGGTTGTGCTAGTAAATTATGGATTATTGGTGGAAAGAGAGAAGATAATAACATGATGTATCAAGTAGATGGTGAGTCACACATAACTAGAGGTACTGCCAAAGTGGTAACTGAAATAGTTAATGGACAACCAGTAGAAGAAGTTGCCAATCTTACAGTAGATAGTTTTGTTCCATTAGGCATAAGAGAATTACTTACTATGCAAAGACAAAATGGATTAGGTGAATTAATAAACAGAATTATAAGGATTGCTAATGCCAATTTACACGTTTAGAAATAAAAGAAATAAAAAAGAATTTACAGAAATGATGTCCATTGCAGAAATGGAGATTTATATGAAGAAAAATAAGCATATAACACAAGTACCACAGGTACTAAATATATCCGGTGGTGTAATGGGTGTTAACATGAAGAACGATGGTGGTTGGAAAGACAATCTATCACGTATAGCAGAGGCACACCCTACTAGTGCATTGGCAGATAGATATGGAAAAAGATCGGCAAAAGATATAGCAACAAAGAAAGTAATCAAAAAACACTTAGCAAGACAAAGTAAAAAAGGAGCAAAATAATATGGCAAAAGATATACCAGATTATATGAGAGGCTTTGACCTAACGGATAATTGGGGAGTGACTCCAGTTTCATCAATGCCTACACAGGACGTACCTGTTGTAGATACTACAGAAACTAATAAGGCTATTGAATCATCAACGTTAGAAATTTCAAAAGTTAAAGACGATGTTTCATCTATAAAATCTATGATGAACGAAATTATGCAAATCGTGGCAGAGAAGGATACTATTACAAAAGAAATATCAGATGAATCAGTTAAAATTAAATTCAAAGATATAGAGAAAATAGTATTGCCTTTTTTATATAATT